CGACGCAAGGTGTCTTACTATTAAGGATCAATATGTCCATTGAAAAATCACTGTATGAAGCTCCAGAGGGTCTGGAATCGTTGACCAACCCAGAAGAGGCCGCGATCGAAATCGAAATCGAGGATCCCGAATCGGTAACCATCCATGCAGGCGACATGGAGCTGGAAATTATCCCAGGCAGTGAGTTCGATGACTTCGATGCGAACCTTGTAGACCACCTTGACGATGGCACGATCACGCAGCTGGTAAGCGAACTGGTCGAAGATTACGAAGACGACGTCAATTCCCGCAAAGATTGGATGCAGACATACGTCGACGGCATCGAATTGTTGGGCATGAAGATCGAAGAACGTGCCGATCCATGGGTTGGCGCATGCGGCGTGTACCACCCACTGCTGTCTGAGGCGCTGGTTAAGTTCCAAGCCGAGACCATGATGTCGACTTTCCCCGCTGCGGGCCCAGTTAAGACGCAAATCATTGGCCGCGAGACCCCACAGAAGAAAGAATCTGCCATCCGAGTACAGGATGACATGAACTACGAGCTCACCGATCGCATGATTGAGTTCCGCCCAGAGCATGAGCGCATGGTTTGGGGCTTGGGCATGGCCGGTAACGCGTTCAAGAAGGTCTACTTTGACCCAAGCCTTGATCGCCAGACGTCAATTTACGTACAAGCCGACGATATTGTTGTTCCATACGGCGCATCAAACATCGAAACGGCCGAACGTGTGACCCACGTAATGCGCAAAACCGAAAACGACCTGCGCAAACTGCAAGTTGCTGGCTTTTACGCTGACATTGAGCTTGGCACACCCAACAATACGCTCGACGAAGTAGAGAAAAAGATCGCTGAGAAGATGGGCTTTCGCGCTACATCAGATGATCGCTACAAGTTGTTGGAAATCAACGTTAATTTGGACTTGCCAGGCTTCGAACACACGGACGACGACGGCGAGCCAACAGGAATTGCACTGCCTTACATCGTAACGATCGAAAAAGGCAGCATGAAGTGTCTGGCCATCCGCCGCAACTGGAAAAAAGACGACAAAACCTACGCCAAGCGCCAGCACTACGTCCATTACGGCTACGTTCCAGGCTTTGGCTTCTACTGCTTCGGCCTGATTCACTTGGTTGGCGCGTTTGCCAAGTCAGGCACGTCACTTTTGCGTCAATTGGTGGACGCCGGCACCTTGTCCAACCTGCCAGGCGGATTCAAAACACGTGGCCTGCGCATTAAAGGTGATGACTCCCCAATCGGACCAGCAGAATGGCGCGATGTGGACGTCCCAAGCGGCTCGATTGCAGACAACATCATGGCGCTGCCATACAAAGAGCCATCACAAGTGTTGGCCGGTCTGCTCGATAAGATTGTGGACGAAGGCCGTCGCCTCGCCTCGGCATCGGACATCCAAGTGGCTGACATGTCGGCCAATTCGCCCGTCGGTACCACGCTGGCGATCCTCGAGCGCACGCTGAAGGTGATGACTGCGGTCCAAGCCCGCATTCACTACTCATTCAAGCAAGAGCTGCGTTTGTTGCGCGACATCATCCGCGACTACACGCCAGAGGAATACAGCTACGAGCCAGAAGACGGCCCACGCAAAGCCAAGAAGTCTGATTACGACGCAGTGGACATCATCCCTGTGTCCGATCCCAACGCGTCCACCATGGCGCAAAAGATTGTTCAGTACCAGGCTGTGATCCAGCTGGCCCAGATGGCGCCACAGATCTATGACCTGCCACAGCTGCACCGTCAAATGCTCGATGTGTTGGGTATCAAGAACGCACAGAAGCTGGTGCCACTGCCAGACGATGAACTGCCAAAGGATCCAATCAGCGAGAACATGAACGCGCTCAAGGGCTCGCCAATGAAGGCGTTCCTCACGCAAGACCACGATGCTCACATCGCGGCGCACACGTCGTTTATGCAAGACCCATTGGTGGCCAAGACTATCGGCCAAAACCCACAGGCCAACATGATCATGGCGTCCTTGCAAGCTCACATTGCTGAGCACTTGGGCTTCCACTACCGCAACCTCATCGAGAAACAGATGGGCGTGCCACTTCCTCCTCCAGACAAGTCATTGCCAGAGGACGTCGAGGTGCAGTTGTCAAAACTCATCGCACAGGCGAGTACACAACTTTTGCAAACCAATGTTGCGCAGGCGCAACAACAACAAGCACAGGCTATGGCGCAAGACCCACTGGTCCAAATGCAACAACAAGAGTTGCAGATCAAGGGCCAGGAGGTTGCACGCAAGCAACAGAAGGACGCAGCCGAAGTCCAACTGAAGCAAAGCCAGCAGCAAATCGAACGCGAGCGCATTGCGACTCAAAAAGAGATCGACATGACTCGCATCCAGGCGGACCTTGCAAAAGATCAGGTGGCGCACGAAAACGCCAAGGATCTGGAGCACCGCCGTATTGACGTAGACGTAGCAAAGTCTGCGGCAAACTTATTTGGTAAGGGTGGCAATCAATGATTGACAAGTACCTACAACATCTGACCGTCAAGGTCGATGACAAAGTTTTGCAAATCCAAGAAGCGATGGCCGACGGACTGGCCAAAGACTACGCGGATTACAAAAAAATGTGCGGAGAGGTGAAAGGTCTACTCACCGCGCGTTCATTCCTAACAGACCTACAGGAAAGACTCAAGCACGATGACGACGACGAGTGACATACTGATTGCCACTAACCCTGACAATCCAGTAATTATTGGCTCCCTGAGCCAAACTAAAACCGCCGATTTGCTGGTGGAAGACAAAGCAAAACAGCTCCCCAAGCCCAGTGGCTATCGCATCTTGTGTGCGATTCCCGATGTGGAAAAGGAGTTCGAGAGCGGCCTGATCAAGGCTGATGAAACGATCATGATCGAAGAAACATTGACGACGGTCCTTTTCGTCGTAGCAATGGGTCCCGATTGCTATAAAGATCCAGCTCGATTCCCGACTGGTCCTTACTGCAAAGAAGGCGACTTCATCTTGATTCGACCCAACTCTGGTTCACGACTGGTTATCCACGGCAAAGAATTCCGCGTTATTAACGATGATTCTGTCGAGGGTGTGGTTGAAGATCCACGAGGCATTCGACGCAAATAAGGAGCGACACAATGAGCGATACATACAAATTCCCCGACGAGCAAGACGAAGCTCAAGACAAGATTGAAGTCTCCGCCGAGCATGACGAAGCGGATGACAAGTTAATTGTTGAGATCGAGGACGATACTCCCGAGCAAGATCGCAACAAAGAGCCTTTGCCCGAGAAGGTAAAGCAAGAGCTGTACGAAGATGAGTTGGAAGATTACTCTGCAAAAGTGCGCAAGAAGATGATCCAGATGAAAAAGCTGGCTCACGACGAGCGCCGCGAGAAAGAGGCTGCGTTGCGCGAGCAACAAGAGGCTATCGCGTTTGCCCAAAAGATGCTGGAAGAAAACAAGCGTCTCAAGTCCAGCTTGAACAGCAGCGAGAAGAATGTCCTGGCTACAGTGACTCAAGCCGTGACCTTAGAGCTCGAGGCGGCCAAGAAAGCCTACCGCGAAGCCTATGATTCCGGCGATACCGACCGCGTACTGGAAGCCCAGGAACGTTTGACCGATGCCAAGATGAAGGCAGACAAGGTTAAAAATTTCCGCCCTGCCCCTGTACAAGAGGAAGAAACTGTAGTACAAACTGCACCACAGGCCCAACCACAGTACCGTCCTGACCCTACTGCACAGCAGTGGCAACAGAACAATACTTGGTTTGGCGAAGATGAGGAAATGACCAGCTTGGCGCTAGGCCTCCACGAGAAGCTCAAGCGCGAAGGTGTGCCAGTCTCATCACAAGAGTATTACCGTCGAATAGACGAAACCATCCGCAAGCGTTTCCCTGAGAAGTTCGAAGCGGAACAAGAACCTGAAGAGCGAACAGAAAAACGCACAAAACCAAGCACGGTGGTTGCACCTGCTACACGGACCACTTCATCGAAGCGTGTCAAACTCTCGCTTTCTCAGCAAAATATTGCTAAGAAGCTCGGCTTAACTCATGAGCAATATGCTCGTGAAGTACTAAAAATGGAGGCCTAATCATGGCTGAAAACAGAAAACCCCGTGAGCTGGAAGAACGAACACAGGACATGCGTCCTCAGCAGTGGATGCAACCTGAGCTTCTTCCCGAACCAGACAAGCAACCTGGGTATAACTATCGTTGGATTCGCGTTTCTAACCTGAACCAGCTGGACCCCCGCAACCTTTCCGCAAAATTGCGTGAAGGCTGGGAACCAGTCACGTTGGAAGAGCAACCCAAATTTAGACTGTTAGCTGATCCCAACAGCCGTTATAAAGACAACGTTGAGATTGGCGGGTTATTGCTTTGCAAGACTCCTTCTGATTTTGTGGCACAGCGCAACGCGTTTTACGCGAAGCAAACGCAAGCTCAGACTGAGGCTGTGGACAACAACTTGATGCGTCAAAGCGATGCGCGGATGCCAATCTTCAAGGAAGGCAAATCCTCGTCTAGCTTTGGCAAAGGATCTTAATTTTTTTAAGGAGTCTTAAATGGCTTACCCTGTGATCTCGGCCCCCTACGGCCTAAAGCCGATCAATCTGATCGGTGGTCAAGTATTCGCTGGTGCAACCCGTGAATACGCGATCCCTTACGGTTATGCAACTGACATTTTCTACGGCGACCTCATTGGTTTGTCTCGTGGTAACGTTGAGCGCTTGTCCGTTTCTACTGGCACTGCTGGCACTGTGACTGGCGTGTTCTTGGGTTGTTCTTACACAAACCCTACAACTAAGCAAAAGCAATTCTCTCAGTACTGGCCAGCCAGCACTGCAGCAGGCGACGCGATGGCAATTGTTTGCGAAGATCCTGACCAAGTGTTCAAAGCTGTGGTTTGTTCTTCTGGTACTACCGTTGCTTCCGGTGCTCGTGCAATGATCGGTCAAAACTTGGCCATGATCAACAACTCGGGTAACCTGAACACTGGCGATTCCAAGAACGCCATTTTGGCACCTAATGACACTCCCGCTACTACCGCTGCTTTGCCGCTGCGTGTATTGGCTGTTGTGCCAGATACTGCCGTGTCTTTGGGTACTGCTACATACTCCAGCATTTCCACTGCTACTGTTACTTGCTCTGCTTTGCCTTTCGCATTGCCAGTCGGTACAGACGTGGGCTCGTTGGCGTCTAACGGTCAGTACATCCCTTCTGGCTCGTTCGTTGATACCGCCGCAGCTGCTGGCGCTACATCGTTCGTGTTGAACCAAGCTCCCGTCACCGCGTTTGCCGCAAGCTCTACGTTGGTGTTTGCGCAGTTCCCTGAACTGTTGGTGAAGCTGAATTTCGGCCAGCATCAGTACTACGCTGCAACCAGCATCGCCTAATAAGGAGCTAAATCATGGCTATTTCACGCGCACAACTACTTAAAGAACTCTTGCCAGGCCTGAACGCTCTGTTCGGTTTGGAGTACGCAAAGTACGGCGAAGAGCACAAAGAGATCTACGAAACTGAGACATCAGAGCGTAGCTTCGAAGAAGAAACAAAACTGTCAGGTTTCTCTGCAGCTCCTGTCAAAAACGAAGGCTCAGCCATCGCTTATGACAACGCTCAAGAAGCATGGACAGCTCGTTACAACCACGAAACCATCGCTTTGGGCTTCAGCTTGACTGAAGAGGCTATCGAAGACAACTTGTACGACAGCTTGTCTGCTCGTTACACCAAGGCTTTGGCTCGCGCCATGGCTTACACCAAGCAAGTTAAAGCTGCTGCTGTTTTGAACAACGGCTTCAGCTCTGGCTATGTTGGTGGTGACGGCGTGTCTTTGTTTAACGCTTCGCACCCCTTGGTGTCTGGCGGTACTAACAGCAACGTTCCTGCTACCCCTGCCGATTTGAACGAGACTTCTTTGGAAGCTGCCGTTATTCAAATCAGCTTGTGGACAGACGAACGCGGTTTGTTGATCGCTGCTAAGCCCAAGAAGTTGATCGTTCCACCAGCACTGCAGTTCACGGCCACTCGTTTGCTCGAGACCGAACTCCGTGTGTCTACTGCTGACAACGACATCAACGCCATCAAGAACAATGGTTCGATCCCAGAAGGTTACGCAATTAACCACTTCTTGACCGACACCAACGCTTGGTTCTTGACTACAGACGTGCCAAACGGTATGAAGCACTTTGTGCGCTCACCCTTGGTCCAGTCTATGGACGGCGACTTCGATACTGGTAACGTTCGTTACAAGTCTCGTGAGCGTTACAGCTTCGGCTGGTCTGATCCTTTGGGCATGTACGGTTCTGCCGGCGCCTAATGGTGTGACAAAGAAAGGGGGCTTCGGTCCCCTTTTTTCATTGCTTTTATTTTTTATTGGTGTATATTCACACCATCCCGGGGTCCCCGGTGTATCTGACAGTCCCGGCTGACGACATGCAGACAGATACGCCTAATCGCATGTGAGGAATCATCATGGCATCTACTACATTCTCTGGACCAGTAACGTCCACAAACGGCTTCGTTGGCACATTGACTGGCAACGTAACTGGTAGCGTCACTGGCGCTACCGTTACAGTTACTGGCAACGTGACTGCTGACAGCGCTACAGCTCCTGTGGCTGGCGGCGCAGCTTCTTTCTTGGCTACTTCTACTGCTGGCCTGGGCATTTACTTTGGCTCTGGCGCTCCTACAGTGACAGCCGCACAAGGTTCGTTGTACTTGCGTACAGACGGCTCTTCAACAAGCACTCGTGCTTACGTCAACTCTGACGGCGGCACAACTTGGGTTGCCATCACTACCGCGTCTTAATTGATCTTAGGGGCTTCGGCCCCGGTTTTACAGGAGATTAGTTATGGCACAGATCCTTCTTAACGCAGCCACCGCCACAGGTGCGGGAGAAGCGTGGCACCCACGAGATACGTCGGCTATTGCCACGTATGTGCAGCACAGCTTTCAAGCTATTGGACAAACCACGTCTTCTACCGGCTCAGCCACTGTTTTGATCGAAGTCAGCGATGACGGGGTCAATTACAT